CACCCCCAGAACCTCCTTTCCGGCTCCCCCCGCCGGGTGCGGATCGAGAAGTTCCGCGACCCGCGCGAGGGCGTAACCAGCTTCATCGTGTCCTGCCGCGCGGACGTGAAGCTGGCCGATCCGGGCGCCGTGGTCCTGGCGTATAACATTGCCCTGTAGGAGGTGAGGCGGGCATGATGTTCCGTGATCTCCGCGCCCGCCTCACCGGCGCGGGCATGGAGCTGAAGATCGCTGTGGCCCCCGGCGCCGCGGCGAATACGGACATTGCCGTGCCCGGCATCAAAGCCACAGATGTCCTGGTAGGCGTGCTCGAATTACAGCCGCCTACAGCCACGGCTGGCGATGCCATTGTCGCCGACCGTGCTGCCCAGACCACGGTGAAGGATGGCGCCATCAGCATCAGCGAGAGCACGGCGGGTAATCAGCTGCTCATCGTGTGGTGGTCGGTGTGAGAGTCATCGTGCTGCGGCAGCCGGTGAACGTGTACGGGCTTGAGTGGCCGGCGGGCGAGCACAGGGTCGCTGACCCGTTCTGGGCGGAAGTGCTGGCTCAGGTTGCCCAGCCTGCCGATACCGCGGTGCAGCAGGCGCCTGAGCCAGCACCGGCGCCAGCGCGCCCGCGCCGGCCTAAGAAGCAGGAAGAAAGGTGAGCTGAGTGCCCCGCGCGGTGTATCCCAGCAGCATGGCCTTGGCGACCGAATACGAGGTTCAGCAGTACGTCTGGCGCGACTCCGCCAACCATACCGAGGAGGAGCAGGATCTCCTGTGCATGATCCTCAACGGCGTGTCGGATGCCATCGATGCCTGCCTCGGCGGGGTCATGCGCCGATTGTACACCGAGCGTTATGATGGCGGCGCCGAGTGGGTTACCCTGCGTCACCGACCTGTCATAGCGGTCAATGCTGTGCGCGAGCTGGGCGTGCTGCTGCAGGCCGACCGAGACTATGCGGTATACCGCGAGCAGGCCAGGCTGCGGCGGCTGCCTGCTGTTTGGCCTCCAGCCTACCCCGCACCGGTCCTGTTCCAGCGCGCCCGGTGGGCCTCGTATCCGCAGGCCATCGAAGTGGAGTACGAGGCAGGATGGGCGCAGCAGGAGCGTGACCCTGCCACGGGTGCGCTGACTGCGGTGGTATATGAGCCCGGTGGTGAAGGCATCCGGCAGGCCGCGCTGATATGGTGCTATGCGCTGTGGTCGGCGGGTCCTGCATCGTTCAGCTACCTCGTCACGGAGGCCGGAATCGTCCGGGCAGAAGGGATGCCGCCGCAGGTATGGCGGTTGCTTGTGCCGTACCTGCAGCCGGTGGTGGCGGTGGCACCATGATACAGATCAAGGTGCGCGTGGAACTTAAGCCGCCCGATCTAGCGGCAAGGCTTGCGCAAGCCCCGGGTCGGGCGGCTCCTGTTCTCGACCGTATGGTGGAGGATCTGGCGCGGCAGCTTGCCTACCGGGCGAAAACCTATGCGCCACATCAGACGGGTGCGCTGCGCCGAAGCATTGTGCCGCACCGCGTGCGGATGGCCGATTGGGAAGTGGTGGCCGTGGGCAACGAGCGGCAGCCTTACGCCGCATTTATGGAATTCGGCACGAGGCCGCACTGGCCGCCGCCCGAGCCGATCCAGGACTGGGTGCGCCGCACGCCGTGGCGGTTTGGCATCCGCGGCAGTGATGAGCGGGCGATCCGCAGCATTGGATTTGTCGTGTCGCGGGCAATTGCGCGTCGCGGGCTTGCCCCGAGGCGGTACATGCAGCGGGCCTTTGAGGAAATCGCCGCTCGGGCGGCGGCCACTGTTGCGCGATATGCAGGCGAGCTTTCCAGGGCCCTCGCGGGCAGGTGATGCTGGTGGGGTTGACCCGTGAGATCGAAGACCAAATCGTGGCGGTGGCTCAAACAGCAACCGGCATCGGCTCCGTGTACCGTTGCCTAACGGACGAGCTGCCGCGCAAGTACCCATGCCTGGTCATCGAATTGCAGGGTGCCAGTCATGAGTTCGGCGGCGTGAGTCAAATGCGTAGCACGATGACCTGGGCGCTCTGGATCGGCCTGCCTGCGGAGCAGCGCACACTGTCTTCGGCCTGGCAGCGGCTTCTGGATGCGGTCGACAGCCTCGTGCAGGCGTTCCAGGACAATCCGAGACTGGGCGGGCGAGCGCTTGTTTCGCGTGTTACCAGCGCCCAGTACCGCGTGGAGGTACGAGATCCACAGGCAGGCGGCTCTTACGTAGAGGCCCGCCTTGAGCTACAGGTCACGGCGACAAGGTAACCGGCCGTGGCAGAGGAGGCTACCATAATGGCGCTACTTGCGGCACAGAAGGTTTCGCTTGCCGGGCTCGACCCTGTTTTTGTGGCAGCCTCGCCCACAGGGGATGAGTTCCCGAATAGCGGACGTGCGGTGCTGTACGTCCGGAACGACGGAACATCGGAAATCACTGTGACCGTGAACAGCCAGACGCCGTGCAACTACGGGTACGACCATGACGCAGTGATCACGGTGCCCCCAGGCGGCGAGCGCGTGATCGGGCCGTTCGCGCCGGCAAGGTTCAATGACCCGAATGGCCGAGTACAGGTCAGCTACAGCGCCGTCACGAGCGTTACCGTGGCGGTGCTTGAGGTGTAGCTAAGGGAGGGAGATGATCGATGGCAGAACTGATTGGGTTGGGGACGAAATTCGAGCGTGAGGGCGCCACGGCAGGCGTGTATGAGGTCATTGCCCAGGTCGCCAGCATCACGCCTCCGCAGTCCGAAGCGGACGACGTAGAGATCGAGGAGCTGGATCCCATTGACGGCTACAAGCGTTTCCTGCCCGGGCTGCTGGATGCGGGCGAGGTGTCCCTGACGCTCAACTTCGACGGCAAGAATGCCGGCCACCAGGCGCTGCTGACCGACCACCAGAGCAGGGCGACGAAGAACTACAAGATCGTGTTGCCCGACAACACCGAGTGGCGGTTCAGCGGCTACGTAAAGGGCTATGCGCCGCAGGAGATCAGCGCCGGCGAAGTGATCCAGGCCGAAGTGACCATCAAAGTTACCGGTAAGCCCACCCTGACGCCGGGCGTGTAGTGGAGGAGATAGCGTGGCATATCTGACCAGAGACCAGATCCTGCAAGCTCAGGATCTGCCGGTGGAGGACGTTGAAGTAAGGGAATGGGGCGGTGTCGTCCGTGTTCGGGGCCTCACTGGCGCTGAGCGCGACGCTTTCGAGGCCTCCATTGTTCGGCGCAAGGGCAACAAGGCGGAACTCGACCCCACGAACATGCGGGCCAAGCTCGTTGCCATGTGTGTGGTCGACGAGCAGGGCAACCGCGTGTTCTCGGACAAGGACGTAGAGCTCCTGGGCCGCAAGTCTGCCGCGGCCCTTGACCGCGTGTTCCAGGTGGCCCAGCGGCTGTCAGGCCTCCGGGCCGAGGATCTGGAAGAGCTCGAAAAAAACTGAGGGCCAGGCCGGAGCGGAGGTTCTACTTCCGCCTGGCCCTCGCCCTCGGCATGACGGTCAGAGAGCTCCTGGCGCGCATCGACAGCCGGGAGCTCTCTGAGTGGATGGCCTTCTTCCGCCTGGAGCCGTGGGGCACCGAGGTGGAGGATCTGCGTGCGGGCATTGTGGCGGCCACGGTGGCCAATGCCAACCGCGACCCGAAGAAGCAGCGGAAGCCCTACAGGCCCCAGGACTTCATGCCCCAGTGGGATCGGCAGAGGAGCGAAGAGCAGACCCCGGAGGAGCAGAAGCGGATCATCGAGATGTGGCATGCTCTCTTGGCTGGGAACGCAACGCGGGAGTGAAGCATAGATGCCCAACATCGGTACGCTCACCGTGCAGCTGGTGGCTCAGGCCGAGCAGTTTGAGCGCACCATGCGCGGCGCCCAAAGGACAATGGAGGCTACGGCCAAGCACTTTGCCCGGACGGCCAAACAGATGGAGCGCCTGGGCAAGGACTGGATGATGCGCTTGACTGCTCCTCTCGCCCTCGCAGGTGGTGGGGCCCTCAAGCTCGCTGCGGACATGGAACAGACCCGGATAGCGTTCACCAACATGCTTGGGAGCGCCCAAGCGGCCCAGGACTTCCTGGACAGGCTGGCCAAGTTTGCCGAAAAGACGCCCTTCGAGTACACCGACCTCGTGCAGCAGGCCCGCAGGCTCATGGCGTTTGGCTGGGCGGCCGAGGAAGTAATCCCGACTCTTACGGCAGTCGGTGACGCTGTTGCTGCCATGGGCGGCAATGCCGAGATGATCGAGCGCGTGACGACCGCACTGGGCCAGATGCGGGCCAAGCAGCGGGTCAGCGCGGAGGAGATGATGCAGCTTACCGAGGCCGGCATCCCCGCCTGGGACATGCTGGCGGCTGCGGTCGGCAAGAGCGTGCCGGAGGTCATGAAGCTGGCCGAGAAGGGCCTGATACCGGCCAATGCCGCCATTGCCGCGCTCCTGCGGGCCATGGAGCAGAGATGGGGCGGCCTCATGGCGCAGCAGATGGACACGGTGTCCGGAGCAACGTCGAACCTCATGGACGTGCTGAAGCGGCTCGGTTGGACGCTGGGCGAGGCCATCGACAGGACGTTCCGGCTGAGGCAGAGGATCCAGTGGCTTACGGGCGTCGTAAGCAGTGCGGCCGATGCGTTGGCCCGCATGAACCCAGTGTTGCGCTCGGCCATCATCTGGCTCGGGCTTGCCGCAGCGCTTGCGGGTCCGGTCATCTTCGGCTTGGGCACGATGGCCCGGTTCATGAGTGTAGCCGCAACCGGGATGGCCGTGCTGTCGTTCTGGGCCTCCAGGATCGTGAAGGCTTTTGCCGCCTGGCGGAGCGGGACGGCAAGCCTTATTGGGGCCCTTGCGAGCGGGCTGGGCACATGGCGCCTGGTGGCTCTGGGTATCGGCGCGGTTGTTGCCATAACCGTCCTTGCCGCCACCCACTGGCGCCAGCTCGCTGCGTTCGCCCATGCGGCTTGGGCTACCGTGGGCGCCGCGGCCCTGTACGGTGCTTCTCTGGTAGTGCGAGGCGTGGGCCTGATCCTTGCTGGCATCGGCGCAATCATTCCGGCTGTCCGGGGAGCCGCGCAGGCCGTGCTCGGCCTGGCCGACTCGCTCAAGGGTGCTGCCGCGCAGTCGTGGGCCTCCGCACAGTCGGCCTTGCAGATGGCTCGTACTGGGCAGCAAGCCCAGAACAACCAGAACGCCCTCGCAAAGGCTGGAAAGAACGCCGCCAAAGCCCAGGAGCAAGTGGCCGAGGGTATCAACAAGGCCGCGGAGGCCGCCGCGGATAACATCCAGTCGTTCGACCAGGTGCACCAGATCCAGGAGGAGATGGCCAAGTCGCCCGCCGCGACGATGCCGGAGATGCCCGCGTTCGACATGGCCGGAGTGGTGCCTGGCATCGGCGGCATCGGGGCCGCCCTCGGGGAGCAGCTTGCGGGCGTGGCCGATGCCGCGGCCGCCGCGTGGAACCGGCTTAAGCAGGCGATGGAGCCCGTCAACCGCGCCGTAGAGTGGATCAGGACCAACTGGCCCACCATCGGACCCATCGTGGAAGGCATTGCGGGGCTGATCACCGTTCTGCTAATTCCGGCCCTGATCAAGACGGGCGTCGAGGCCATGATCGCGGGGGGCAAGGTGCTGGCCTCGTGGGCCATGCAAGCCGCCGGAGCGGTAGTCCACGGTGCCACGATGGTAGGGCAACTCGTCCTCGCCGGGGCGAAGTGGGCCTGGTTGGGGATACAGGCGATGCTGAACGCCGGTAAGGTGGTGCTCGCCTGGGCGATGCAGGGCTGGCAGGCTGTGGCCAGCGTCGCCGTCCAGGTGGCGCAGTTCGTCATCCTCGGGGCGAAGTGGGTCTGGATGGGCGTGGTGGCCCTCGCCAACGCCGCGAGAATGGCCGCAGCCTGGTTTGTTGCTTTGGGCCCCGTGGGTTGGGTGCTAGCGATCATTACCCTGGTGGCGACGGTAGTGGCCCTCAACTGGGAGAGGGTCAAGGCGGTAACACTGCAGGTCTGGTCGGCGGTTACGGCCTGGCTTTCGGCTGTTTGGGCTCAGATCGGGGCATGGGTGTCGGAAGCGTGGGCACGGATTGCAGCTACGATCGCGGGTTGGTGGCAGTCCGTGCTCGGTGTGACCCAGGGTATATGGAGCGCCATCGCGGGTTGGCTGTCGGCTGCGTGGTCGCAGATAGCAGCGTGGGCATCAGCTGTATGGTCGGGCCTCGCGACGACAATCTCGGCCTGGTGGCAGAGCATCTGGACTGCGACGGTCGAGGTGTGGAGTGCAGTCGCCAGCTGGCTGTCTGCAGCGTGGGCTTCCCTGGTCGCTCTCGCCACAGCTGTGTGGACTTGGCTGGCCGAGTGGATTGCAGGTGCCTGGACGGCCATCCGTGACGTTACCGCCGCCGTCTGGCAGGCAATCTCCGGCTTCCTCTCGGGCTTGTGGCAGGCAATCTCTGCCACCGCTCAGGCGGTCTGGAGTGCGATAACGCAGTGTGTAGCGGCCAAGTGGGACGAGATTAGGGCCGGAACCACTGCGATCTGGCAGGCGGTCGCAAGCTGGCTTTCCGGCCTGTGGCAGGGTATTCTGAGCACCGCAAGCAGCACCTGGCAGTCCATCGTAACCTGGGTGTCCACCAAGTGGGCTGAACTGCAGGCGGGCACCCAGGCCGTTTGGACCGCGGTCACGACCTGGCTAAGCAGCGTGTGGCAGAGCCTCATGGTCACGGTGAGCAGTACCTGGCAAACGATCAGCCAGACCATCTCCAATTGGTGGGATCGCACCGTCTCCGCCACTCGAAATGCCTGGGACGGCCTCAAGCAATGGCTCGGCGGACTGTGGGATCGCCTCGTGCAGTCTGCTGCCGAGTTCGGTCGCAGGGTGATGGAGGCGTTCAAGAACGCCATCGGGAGCATCCGCCTTCCGATACCGAGCATTTCCATTAGCTGGCGTGAAGGGCCACTCGGAATTGACATTCCGAGCCTCCACATCGGCGTCAATTGGCGCGCCTTGCGGGACCTCATCCCGTGGCTGGCCGAGGGCGGCATCATCGACCGGCCAACAATTGTGGGCGTCGGCGAGCGCGGCCCGGAGGCGGTGGTGCCGCTTGGCCGCACCGAGCTGGCACAGGAGATCGCCCAGGCCGTGGCCCAGGCTGCCTACGCCGCCATCCGGGACGCCTTCCGCATCGAGGTGGCCCGCGGGCGCACCGGCACCGGCCAGCAGGAGATCGTGCTGCGGCTGAACGACCGCACGCTGGCCCGGGCTCTGATGCCCGCGCTGATCGCTGAGGCGCAGCGCACCGGCCTGCCGATTATCGTGAGGCCGCAGGGGGCGTGAGCGATGGCGATGGTGCTGATTGACAGCCAGCAGATCGTCCAACCTGCCTCCATCGAGATCGGCAAGTTCCGCTTGACTAAGGCCCAGCGGACGGCTGACGGCACCATGGTCATGGAGCTAATCGCCACCAAACGCCAGGTGCAGTTGGGCTGGAAGGTCATCGCGGCCACCGACCTGGACTACATCCTGGACCTGCTGGACACAGGCGTCTTCCACCAGCTCACGTTCCCCGACCCACAAGGCGGCGAGAGCATGACGATCACGGTCTACGTCGGGGACATCTCCTACAAGGCGTGGCAGTACCGGGACGGCGTGCGGTACTGGCGCGATGTGAGCATCACGCTCATCGAGAGGTGAGCGGCGGTGTACCCGGTCAGTCAGGCGTTCCTGGATGCTATCAAGGCAGCCGAACGCCAGGTCATCGCCAAAGTGACCATCGACTACACCAACCCGTTCCTCGACGAGTCCATTACGGTCTCGGTCTCCGAGCAGGCCGCCGTTTCCTGGCCGCAACAGACGGCAGACGCCGTGGAAGAAGTTCCGTATCGGTGGATCAGCCTTGACGGCTCCTGGGTGCTGGACGGCACTTATCGGCTTGCGCCGGTAAACGAGGAGCAGTTGAGCCTGTACCAGATGGGCTGGTGGGGGGCATCGCTGGCGGGCGCGGATGGGTCGTTTGCCGCGCCGTACCCCACGCTCACCGTGGCCTTCCTGCCGCGTCCCATCCACCAGCTCAAGGTGGTGGGCGACACGGCCCGGGGCGAGTACCCCGTTGATTTCGCTGTCCGGCTCTACGACCAGGCCGGCACGCTGCTGCACGAAGAGGTTGTGGTCGGCAACACGGCGGTCGCATGGTCGAAGGTGTTGACTGCCGCCGTGCTCAACGTTGCCAGGATGGTGCTGGAGATCCACCGCTGGTCCCACCCGGGCAGGCAGGTGAAGATAGCCGAGTTCTACACCTCGATCCAGGAGACTTACGAGGGCAAAGACCTGCTCAGCGTCAGCCTCCTGGAGGAGCGCGAGGTCACACAGGGTTCGCTGCCTGTAGGAAACATCAGTGCCAATGAAATCCGGATCAGCCTGGCGAACAAGGGCCGCAAGTTCGACCCTGACAACAAGCAGAGCCCGCTCTACGGCGTGCTGAAGCCCAACCGGCGGATCAGGGCCTGGTTGGGCATCCCGGGGAATCCGCCAGAGTGGGTCCCACTCGGGACGTTCTGGAGCCTGGACTGGGACGCGCCCGACGACGTGCTGGAGGCCACCGTGATTGCGCGGGACCGCCTGGAGCTGCTGCGGAAAGGCACTTACCAGAGCGCGCAGGTGCAGCAGAACGTCAGCCTCTACACGCTGGCTGAGCAGGTGCTCCAGGATGCGGGACTCCAGCCCGGAGAGTACGCGATCGACACCGCACTGCAGTCCATTGTCGTGCCCTGGGCGTGGTTCAACCCCACCACGCACCGGGAAGCGTTGCGCATCATCGCCGAGGCAGGACTGGCCGTGGTCTACTGCGACCGGGATGGGATCATCCGCATCCAGCGGTATGCCTCCGGTCTCGGGACGACCCCGGCGCTGGTGATAGCGGCCAGCGGCTACTTTGCCGCCCGCACACCCAGCCGACAGGATCAGGTGGCAAACGAGATCGTGGTGGACACGCAGCCCCTCCAGCCTGCGGCCGCCCCGGAGGAAGTCTACCGGAGCAATTCGCCGATCAGCGTCCCGGCAAACCAGAGCGTGATGGTGCTGGTCTACTACAACCAGCCGCCCGTAATCGAAGCCGCGGCCAGCCTGGAGGGCGCACCGTCCGGGGTGAGCATAACCGCCGCCACCTACTACGGCTGGGGCGCGCAGGTCACGATCACCAACGGCACAGCGAGTGCTGCATCCGTCACCTTGGTGATAACGGGCAAACCCCTGGCTGTGCGCAACAAGGAGCGGGCCATCGCCCGCGATGAGGTTAGCATCTTCGAGAACGGCGTGCTGCGGTACGAGTTCCCGGCAAACCCACTCGTGCAGACGCTATCGGTGGCCCAGCAGATTGCCGACACGCTGCTGGCCTCGGTGAAAGACCCGCGCAGGGACATCGAAGTGGAGTGGCGCGGCAACCCGGCCCTGCTTCTCGGGGACCGCGTGACCGTCAAGGGCCAGGACTACTACGTCATTCGGCAGGAGATTGAATGGGCCGGCGCATTGTCGGCCCGGTTGACCGGGAGGAAGGCAACATGAGCACGGCACCAACCGGATGGCAGACGCCTAAGACGAACTGGCAGTCCTCCGATGTGGTGTTGCCCGGAGACCTGAACCGGATCGAAGCTAACATCAACGCTATCGAGTCGGGCAGCCGCACCGTTGACCAGAGCCAGGTCCCCACAGGGGTGGTTGGCACGCTGCGGCAATTCCTGGACTGGATTCCCGGTGCGATCAAGCGCTTGCTGGGGACGACCAACTGGTATGACACGCCGCCCACAACCCTCGCTGCGGCGAAGAGCCACATGGACGCGGCTGCTCCGCACAGCGGCCATGAGACGCCCTCGGGGGCCCAGGCGAAGGTGGATGCGGCTATGGCCAGCCACACCGGGGCCGCCGACCCGCACCCGCAGTATCTGCCTAGAGATGAGCTCTGGCTGTTTGTCTGGACCTGGGGGGTGATGTGAGCCATGAACTCTATCAGAAGGGTCCTCAGCCTGCTGATTGGCCACAAGTTCCTGAGCATCCTTGACCACCCTGACGGTTCAGTGACCACGGCGAAGCTCGCTGACGGTTCAGTGACCACGGCGAAGCTCGCTGACGGTTCAGTGACCACGGCGAAGCTCGCGGTATTGTCTTCGATAAAGCTGTCCAACTTATCGGCATTGCCTGCCTCCGGGGTAGCTGGAGAGCTTTGCGTGGTATCTGGCAAACTTTACATCCATACGGGCGCCGGTTGGGTGGTTGTAGGTACTCAAGCGTGAGTGGGGGTGGGCTAGATGACGCCGAAAGTATTTTTCCGTGGCGCATTACCGCCTTCAGAAACGGCGATCGTGTCGGCCCTCAGTTCCACCCTCATCGTGAAGACGATAGTGCTGACAAATACGCGCGGCGATTGGGCAAACGTGGCTCTGCGGATTAAAGATCAGTCAGGACAAGGCCTTGGATTATTCGTGGGGCAACTAGACCCGAAGGACGTTGTCTTAATCGAGTCAACGCTCATTTTGGAGCCTGGGATGTTCGTGAGCGCTAGTGGAGATGGGGTGGAGGCGTACATCGCGGGGGTGGAGTACGCATGAGCATTACGTTACTAGCACCCGACTTTGCAACGAGGTTCGTGCGTGATGCGCTATATGAGGACGCCACGGCCATGAACGCGGTGGCGGCCTCGGCCACGGCCAGAAGCGCTGTCCGGAATAGTTCCACTGCCTGGGGCATCGTGGCTGGTTCCAACATGGCGATAGGCAAGTTCGTGGCTGGGGGGGGTGGGCTCAAATCGGCTGC